GTATACATCGTTTTGGGTTTTACGGAAAGGAGTGAAATAACATAACCGTGTTCCTCGAAGAACCGTCTGTAGCGATTGCTTCGCATAGCACCAATACCATGGCCGAAGAGATTGCCAGGGCCTTCACTGTCGTCACCATCGGTAGTAACGCCGGTTTGTAACACCTCAGATATTTGTAAGCGTTGGCGACCGCCTCCAAGGTACTCCGGTCGTTGTAAACGTGCATCGGAAGATCGGACACCGAGATATCGTAAGTATTCTGTATATCTACTCCCGTAGCGTGCACGTGCTTCGGCATAGCGTTGAAGCGCAAACGCTTCGCGGAGAGCATTAATTTCAACAGCCGTTGCATTGTCTAGATCAGCCTCCAGGCCCGTCACGGAGCCGAAGATAGCGTCGCCAGATGTGCCAGTAACGGTGGCAGACCAGTCGGCGGCGAGCTCAGAGTTAGTTTGACGGAGTTTCAGTTCAGCAGTAGCGCCGCCTCTATCAAACACAGGAGCGACACCAGTAGTAACGACAGGAGCCACACCAGATAGCGGAACGGTAATCGCAGGACCCTTTTGCGGCCAGGGGCGAGCAGATGTGAAATAGTCTTTTTCCCAGCATACGTTCTGTAGAGAGACGTTAGTAGTACCGTCAAGCCCGTCGCCTTTTGATACGACGAGTTCGGTTTGCAAATCTTGGTCACGGTACCACTCATTCCAGATAAGACCATAAGCACGACGCGGGAGCGCGGAATATTTTATGCCAGCAATGCCAGTCGGTATGCCCATATAGTCCTGGAGAGAGCCAACAGCAGCGCCACCCACGCCTGTTTCAAAGTATGGCGCTACGGTAGCGTCGTCCCCGTCAGGCCCGCCAGTGATAAATGGTTCAAAGTTGTCCCATACGAGACGAAGCGGAACGAACCAATGATGAATGCGGATATCCACAGGATGCATAATCGGCGCGAGCAGAGGATTAGTACGCACGAGCAGCGATGTAGATTGCTGAAAGCTATCGCCGGGCAGCACTTCAGTAAGTCCGCAGGGGATGAGTTCACCCATGTTGCAGGAAAGCAGCTTGGTATTACTCAATGAGAATTTTGAGCGTTTCATAGGGTGCCTTTCGAGGAATAGATTTTTTGTTTCTTTATGCTTTGGAGGATTTTTTGTTGGTATCTCTCCCGTTGATATGACGTAAACGTCTGAGTTGTGCCAGAATTTGCATACAGAGCGAGCATTTTCGCGTAGCGCGCCCTAGTTTCGTGTGGCGTGGGAGACGGCGTGAAGGCCAGTACATCTCTCAGTCCCTTTCTAAGGTATCGGTCAAGAGGAAGGCTATTTCGGCCGTTTCTGAGCATCGACGGCACGTCGCCTGAAAGTGTAAGCAGTTGTTGTCCAGCCTTACTACGAAGGCCCGCTGCAATACTTGGTAGACCGGAAGCGCCAATTCCCGGACGCAACGACATCCTTGCGAATTCTGGATGTATGCCAGGAGATAATCGGGGATCATTAGGCCGGGTAAGTTTTTTTGTGACATAGCCAGCTAAGTATCTTGCAGATTGGAGCGTGAGATCACCTGTATCAGTAAGTCCCTTCCCCCAAGTTTCTCTAATAAGTCCGGCGCCATTTCGTCCGAGGCCGTACAGCGCAACGTGATAGTGTGGCCGCCATGTTTGGTCGCCATATTCCCCAACAGCGTAAAAACGGAGAGGGAGCTTATGCTGTTTTCTAAGACGTTTAAGCCACAGCTGCAAGTCTCCAGGTACCAGCGTTCCGCCATGAGGCAAGTTCTCCTGATCGTAGGTAAGAGTGATAAAAGAGGCGTGTTCATGAGAGCACGCCTCGATTACCATTCGAGCCGTCCACTTACGTGCAGTGTTTATACGACACGGCATGCATTGAAGGCAACCAAAAGATGCGCCTTTTTTGTGGAAGGGTTTTAGACAGTTCATGTTTACATTCTGTAGCCGATACGGAGCCTACGGGTACCAGAGCGGCGGCGACGACCGTAGGAGCGACGACGGCCATATGAGCGACGACGACGACGATAACGCATGTGAGTTTCTCCTAATAATACCGCCGGTCACCCTGACGGATACGTTGTTGATAAAATTCTCCCGCCAGAGGGTTGTAGCGCCATTGAAAGCCAGGGCGGGAGGGATGCTGGCGTTCAAGATCACGAAAGACGGAAACGTTTGGCACTATGCCATTGCGCAGGAACCATTGCCATTCCATCGGACTGTCCTCGATGCGCTGTTTAATATCGTAAGACGGGATCATAGAATATCCGCCTGACGCGGTTGGTCCGAATGCATAGTCAGTCACCATACCAGGACTGCGAGCAGGAGCGCCTTGAGAGCCGACGACGACACGATCGGGTTGCAGTTCCACAGAGCCAGGAGCAGGAGCGGGAGGGCCGACTTGTGCCGAGTTGAAGCGAGCAATTTGCGAGCGCAGCATATCGTTTTGCAGTTGCATATTGTCCAGTTGGAGAGCGTGGTACGCATCGTTTTGTGAGGCTTCTAGCGTAGCTCTTCCGGCAGCAGCTTGGCGTTCGCGTTCGGTCTGTCCCGCCATGACGGCGCGCGATATGTCCTGTCCCATGCCGGAGAAATCAGTTCCCTGGAACGCCGTTGATACCGGAGAATAGGACATGCCCGTGAAGCCGAGCGCGGCCATTGGATGTATTCCAGCCTTCTTTGCATCTTCTACGCGCCATTGGATTTGATTGTGGAGAGTGTCCAGTTGGAGTTGCCGGTTTAGTTTGCTCTCCTGATACTGACGCTCATTCGCCTGCAGAGACGAGCCGACACCGAGAACAGATGTGATAGGTTCGATTACACGACCGATAGCGGATAGCCAGGACATTAGCAGCGTACCTCCGACCAGAAATTGCGGCGCGGCGGTCTTTGCATTCCACCACCAGCGCCGGCCTTGCCGATAGCGAACATTACTTCTTTGCGCCGCTTACGACGGACGCAGATCATTACTTGCCAGGGATGCTGCCAGCCTACGCGACGAGAAATATGAGCAGGCACGGAAGCATCGTAGACTTGATCCTCGCGGGATTTGCCAGCGCCACGAGCGCGCATACGACGCTCCTCAAGCCACTCGAGCGAACCGCGATAAAGACGGGCACGGCCACCCAGCGCAGCATGGCCGACGATATCTTCCGCGCGGACACGACCGCCATACGGAGCGAGCCGCGCGAGCCTGTGGCCCTCTGGTACGATCACGATACGAGGATAGTTTTGCAGGCCACGAGGGGCAGGACCGACAGGCAGGTTTTGCAAGCGGTTAGGATGCCAGCGCCTGCGATCCTGTAGTTTGGTAAGGTCCACAAGCCGAGACCATTGCCGCTCGCTATATTGGCGAAGCCATCTCTCATCAAAGTCTGAGAAGCGGGGGGCAATACGAGTATTAGCGTTACGATGGGCAACGCGCCCCCGCGAGCGGTGTCTCCGCATTGGGTGTCACCTAGCACAGTACACAACAAGGAGTGTGTACGGTAGAGCCCTCGCCGGGCATAGGCAAGCCCCCCTTCCGGGGGAAGGGGGGCTGCCGCGTTAGCGTATATAGTGGGTCCGTCAAGACACGCTACGCTTTAGCGTCTTGACTTACTGACATATCAGCGAGTTGTTTATTGATCTGATTTATCTCGTTCGTCAGGCGGTTGCAGAGCTTGCTGGCGTCGCTGCGCTTCTTTGTCTCTTTGTCTAATTCTTTCTGCAATAAATCCCTTTTCGTCCTCAGACCAGTTTGCGTTTCGGTCATATAACATCTCCGATGTGTCTAGCTCATAACGAGAGCGTGGGTCATATTCGTCCTGAACGTCGAAGTCATCAGCTTCATCGAAAGTTTCGAAGCCGTTAGCTTCCGCCCGTGCCGAGATATTTAGCTCGACGAGCCGTTGGACTTTTTCATTGATAGTCTCTTCGCGTCTAAAGCGCAAGGGGATTTCTACGGGTGTATCATCCAGCACTTCATGACCATTTTCATTGAGCGGCATACGCGCCTCCGTTAGTAGATGAACGAGTTAGCTTTTGCAGCCACCATGCGTCTAGCCTGGATTGAATGGTGGCACTGTATCCATAGAGCGTCTTGGTCGCTATCAGTTACGGTAAAGACGCGCTTAGTAGGATCGGACTTAACGAAGTCCGCGTTGAGAGCAGGAGCAGCAGGACCAGCAAAGATACGAGCCATATGCCAATAGTCCAGCTCAGTAGTACGAAACTCACCCGACACGGTGTTTTCTTGGCGTCGATATTCATCATAGCGGTCTTGGTAGCCCCATACGTCATCATCAGCAACACCGCCAGCAGCGTAGATTTCCTGTTTAAGGATTTCCTGTTGCCCGATGTGTTGCAGTTCTTTTTGGAAGTAGTCCTCTTTGGTAAGTCTAGAGAAGGTGCGAGGAAGCCCTTGGGTATACATCGTTTTGGGTTTTACGGAAAGGAGTGAAATAACATAACCGTGTTCCTCGAAGAACCGTCTGTAGCGATTGCTTCGCATAGCACCAATACCATGGCCGAAGAGATTGCCAGGGC